TTATCAAAACCTAAAGAATTTGGGCCCGTATCAGCCTGGTCGTACAGTGCACTCAAAGTATTCGAAGAATGTCCGTACCGTACATACATATCACGAGTAAAAAAGATACGTGAACCATCCAGTCCAGCTGCAGACCGTGGCTCACAGATCCACGATGAGGCTGAACAGTACGTAGATGGTCGTATCGAAGAATTTCCAAGCTCTCTTATGAAATTCGAAAAACAATTTGCAGAACTGCGAGCTGGTTATCTTGACGGTTCTGTAGAGCTAGAGGGTGAGTGGGGGTTCACGATTGATTGGACACCAACTGGCTGGCTCAGTAACGATACGTGGGCTCGAATCAAACTCGATGCTTATGTAAAAGAAGACGACACCAGCGCGCGTGTCATCGACTACAAAACAGGTAAGCGTTTTGGAAATGAGATTGGTCATTCTCAGCAATGCTTACTTTATGCAATCGCAGCATTCATGCGTGATCCGAAACTAGAGTTTGTACAAACAGAGCTCTGGTACCTGGATAAAGCTGAAACTGCTACTCAATCTTATTCCCGCACAGAAGCTATGCAGTTTATGCCTAGCTACCACGAGCGCGGAGTAAAGATGACAACAGAAACAGACTTTGAACCAAAGCCTAGTTCATCTGCTTGTCGCTGGTGCTCTTTCCGTAAGGGAGAGATTCCAGAATGTCATTGGGGCGTGGACGTTTAAGCTGAGCGCGCCTCAGCTCCCCTACGGGTTTTACCTCCTTTTCCCCTGTAGGGGAGCACCCCATATCTCAATTTTTTACGGAGATTAACCATGACCAAAGTGTACGTGGGGCTACTGCTGTTCCTTCTTATCGCACTAGCAATCAATGTTCTAGTTATAGCAGCCAAAGCTATCAGCGTTCTTATTGCCGTTGCAACAATCACATATTTCATTTGGAGAAAAAATCATGAACCTACTAATCGCTAGACTTGCAATGCTTGTCTACTACTTACTTGAAGCTATTCAAATACTAATGATGGTTAAATATTTATGGAGTAAATACGATGTTTCTCGCTGGTACCATAGCCGCATTCGGCCTGTTATTTCTCGTTTTCAAACTTGGATGGCGTAAAGTTGTCGCTTACGACATTTTTTTCGACATCCTTATCACCAGCATACTAATGACTATGTTTGCTGGTACTTACTCGGGCATGATTGCCGCGATGTTTGGCGGTCTGCTCGTGTCAATTATCCTCTTCGCACTTAAACAAGTTGTCGCCTACGAAAAATTCACTGTGAAAGGTGGCTTTAAAACTATCTACAAACGTTTCGGTATCCCATATGTATATTTTACTTGGGCGACCATCAAACCAAAATATGAATGGACAAAATAATCATGCCTTACTTCCTATTATCTGTTGCTTTCTTACAAACAATTATTTCTTACAACATGCTAAACAATAAAAAATCATGAACCACGAACATACACGCACCAAATACGTGCGGAATGTAAAACTCCCGCACAAACGCATGCTCATGCCGGGACGAAAAAACGTAAAGCTCGGCCATAAAGTAAATGTAAAAATGTGGAAAGGCTTACCGCTATACCAGTTCTCATTAGAGGAACGTGCTACATGCCCAACCACATGCAATCAATGGAAGACCTGCTATGGCAACAACATGCCCTTTGCTCACCGCTTCGATCATCAAAGCAAAGACTTCAATGTTTGTCTTGACTCATCAGTAGCTGAGCTTGCACGCAAACACCCCAAAGGTTTTGTCGTGCGTTTACACGTACTGGGTGACTTCTTCAGTACCGAGTATGTGAACTTCTGGGCAGAAATGCTCACCAAATATCCAATGATGAATGTGTATGGGTACACACATCGCTTACTAAAAAGCGACATTGGTAAACGTATACGCTGGCTTAATCATGCTTTGCCCTCGAGATGGCGAGTACGGTTCAGCGATAATTGGCGTGCCAAGTTTTCTGCATGTGTTGTGCACCCGGACAGCAAGTATGTACCTACAAAGGGTAAAGAAATTATCTGCCCTGAACAGCTAGGACAGGTAGATAAATGTGTGGAATGCGGTTTGTGCTGGGCACAAGAAGACCGCCGAATTATTTTTCTTGAACATTAATATTAGCTGTACTAATATTCAGAACAGTTAGGATGACTATGCTAAAACCATTTGAACATCAAAAAACTACTTCTAAATTCATCATCGACAACCCTCGTGTACTGGTCACATCTGACCCCGGCACGGGTAAAACACGCAGTGTTATTGATGCCTACCTAGCTCGTAGCAAGGGACGCATGCTCGTACTAGCACCCTTATCAATCTTGCAAGCAAGCTGGGGTGACGATATCGACAAGTTCGCCCCAGGCATTGAATACGAAGTTGCATTTGCTCGTAACCGAGCCAAAGCATTCAAGTCTCAAGCTGAAATCATTATTACGAATCACGATGCTGTGAAGTGGCTAGCCAAGAACACCGATGTTCTTGATGGCTTCAACACACTATGCATTGATGAGTTCACGGCTTTCAAAAACAAAGATAGCCAACGAAGCAAAGCTGTACACAAGATTGCTCAGCTGTTTGATTACCGCATTGCTATGTCAGGTACACCAAACAGCAATACAATCTGTGACATCTGGCATCCAACACTACTCGTGGACGACGGACATAGGCTCGGGCACCGTTTCTATACGTTCCGGGCCAACGTATGTACGCCTGTATTCAACGGCTTTGCCAACGAATGGAAAGATAAACCAGATGCTGAGCTCATGGTTGCTGCTGCAATCAAAGACATCAACATCCGATATGAACTCGAGGAATGTTTGGATATGCCCGAACAGTCCTATCACACAATTAAAACCCAGCTATCAGACACAATGATGCAAGCCTATAAAGCGCTTGCTGAAGACAATGTGCTCTGGACTGGTGAAGCTACAATCAATGCAGTCCATGCAGGTGCTCTTACTAAGAAGCTTCTGCAACTCTGCACTGGTGCCGTCTATAACGAAGACGGTGAAGTGGTCGGCTTTCATCAAGAAAGATACAACCTCGTTATGGACCTTGTTGATCAACGCAAGCACACGCTTGTCGCGTTTAACTGGACTCACGAGCGTGACTATCTTATCGAGCAAGCCGAGAAACGTGGCATCAAGTACGGTGTCATTGACGGCAGCATCTCTGCAAAAGCACGTAAAGATGTTGTCGATCGCCTGCAGGCTGGGCAGTTACAAGTTGTATTCGCTCATCCTCAATCAGCTGGGCACGGTCTCACATTAACGACCGCTACCAGCGTCATCTGGTGTTCTCCGACGTACAACGCTGAACACTACCAACAGTTTAACCGTCGTATCTATCGCGCTGGTCAAACTAAACGCACGGAAGTAATCCACATCGCAGCCGAAGACACTTGGGAAACCGACGTGTACGAGAAGCTCAGTGGAAAATTAGGTCGCATGGAAAACCTATTAAATATTCTAAAAGTTCTTAACCCAACGAAGGAAAAAGCAGCATGAATCAACCAGTACTCACACCCGTTAGAACGATTGATGAATTAATCGACAGAAAAAAATCCATCAAATCTCAGATGGAAAAGCTCAACAACGAGCTCAAAGGTTTGAGAGAGCAAGAGAACGGTATCGATCTCGAGCTTCTCAAAAAACTAGACACAGAAGGGTTGAAGAAAACAGCCAACGAAGTTGCTTCTGTATCTATCAAGGAAGAAACAGTCCCAGACGTACACGACTGGGATGCCCTCTATGCACACATCATAAGCACAGGGGATTTCTCTCTTATCCAAAGACGCGTTTCATCAACTGCATACCGTGAGCTTCTCAAACTTGGTGAGAATGTTCCCGGCTTACAGCCACGTGAGATTCGTCGAATCAACTTCCGTTCACTCTAATCATGAAAGGTTAAATATTATGAGTAACACAGCATTAGCTATCGCAGAAGACAAAGTCCCAGCCCACATTTCGAAAGGCTCTGGTCGTGGTAACGAAGAAGTTACCGCCAACCAACTGACCATACCTCGGGTCAAGCTTCTCCAGAAAATGTCTGACGAAGTGGACAAACACCACCCGAACTTTATTGAAGGTGCCGAAGACGGAACCTTTCTAAACTCTCTTACACGAGAGATTTACGGAGACGAAATCTATGTAGTCAACGTAAAGTTCAAAGACGAGTATGTCGTATGGCGTAATCGTGAAGCCGGTGGTGGGTTGCTTGGTAACTTCAGCTCCGAAACAGCCGCAGCAACGGCAATCAAAGAGCAAGACAAACCTCAAGACTATGAGATTCGTCAAACTCATTCACACATGATGATGATTAAAAACCCAGATACTGGTGACCTTAGCAATCCAGTGCTCATGGATTTTGCTGCGTCTAAACTACGTGTATCACGTAACTGGAACAGCCAAATCAGCATCAAAGGTGGTGATCGGTTCGCCGGTCTTTGGAAGCTTAAAGCAGTTTCAGTTACAAACAGTGGCGGTAAGTCCTGGATGAACCTTGAAGCTGACTTTGTCGGTTGGGCCCAGAAAGAAGACTACGAAGCAGCAGAAGCTGTATTCGAGTCTATGGCCTAAAGACTAGGAGTTGTGCGGTGAACGAGCATAGTTTCATCAAATCTGTGCACCGTTCACTGCACAACAACGTCACTAAATGGAAAATACACGACCGCTACAATGGTGGTGTACCAGACTCATTCTATATGGGCCCCAAAGGTTCTCTTTGGGCTGAATACAAATACCTCAAACAACTCCCCAAACGCGACAACACAAACCTACGACTCGGATTGAGCCTTCTTCAAATCGAATGGCTCAATCTTTTGTATGAATACAATCACAATGCTTGCTTGATTTTGGGTGTCGAAGATACAGCCATCATATTATTAGAGAAACAATGGACAGCTAATATAAGTAAAAGGTATTATCTTGAACAATGTATACCTCGACGAGAAGTCAGAGATTACATTCAGTCAATATGTTTGCTCGAGGATGAGTATGAAAACAAAGGAAAGGCTTCCTATCGCCGTGGAAAATCTTCGTAAAATTTGGGAATCCAAAAAACACGAGTTAGAGCTAACTCAAAACATCGCCGCAGAAAATCTAGGTATGACGCAGGGTGCATTCAGCCAATACCTAAACGGCATCACAGAGCTAGGGCCTCAAGCCGTACTTAAACTAGCTAAATTTTTTGACGTTGACCCTGTAGAAATTGACCCTTCAATAGCAGAGCATCTACCTAACGTGCACCGCATTCCTATATTGTACGAAATGCACAGTTCAAAAATAGTCAAAGACCGTTATGCTGCGGTAAAAATCGAAGGAACCTTCAGAGTAGAAGTTGACGGATCAAAACTTAACCAGTCATTCAAAAAACGCTACCCGTGGATTGGTAACAACAACTGTCAACTCGTTTGCCAAACCGAAAAAGATGGATACCGACCGCGGGTAACCGGCAACGAGCTGATGTATCTGCTCCTCCTAAAAGAAGCATCTCACTTCGATCTGTTTGTCGAATCTGAAGTGCCACCCGCCAAAAAAATACAAAAAAAGTTTCTAGTCCTAGGCGTCGTTGTCTATTAGCTCACTTTTGCTTAGACATTGTTCAAGTTAGTTCAATGACAGGGTATCGTGATAATGTGATTATTAGTTCGACTTATAAACAAATGTATTAGTAAAACGAATATTCAGTAACCTTAAAAGTTACAGAAAGGTATGCAATGTCAGACCCGGTAAACAGCCCTCAACACTACAACGCAGGCGGCGTTGAATGTATTGAAGCAATCGAAGCGAGCATGTCGTCCGAAGAGTTCAGAGGTTACCTTAAAGGCAACGCTATGAAGTACCTATGGCGCTACAATCTAAAGGGTAACGCCATTCAAGATTTACAAAAATGTATTTGGTACACCAAACGACTGCAGGAGGTGCTGAATAATGGAGCTCAAGGATTGGCTTCTTAAGGAACACGGCCCGTTCATGGACATACAAGAGATAGCTAATCTCTTGCGTATAAAGAAAACATCCGTGTACCAACAGATTTACTTAGGTAAACTTGATATCCCCCATATCAAACGCGGAAAAAAATACCTTTTTCCTACAACAGAAGTGTCGGCATACCTGCAAAAAATGACTGTTAGCACTTTCGAATAACGTTTACTGCAAGCTATCGAGAATATCCGCAGGTCGTAATTGAGTATAACGTTTAAGCTGCTTCCAATCTTTGTGCCCAGATATCACAGCAACTTGAGGTATGCTCAAACCTTTCTCGAAAAATCTGCTGATAGCCTCATGTCGAAGGTCATGGAACGTTAAGTCTTGTATCCCTGCTTCCCTCGTAACCAGTGCAAAACGGTCAGAAATAGAGGCGCTGTGCTTGCATGGAGCAAGGTTAGACCCTGACTTTCGGTATTTCATCGCACGAGAGAGCGCGTTTCGTAGCGGTAAATGAATCGGAATCGTGCAAAATTCGGAACTTTTGCCGCGTTCTTCTTCTCGATCCCGTACCCGCAATAAGTTGCGGCCCCAATCAATATCATCAAAACGCAGCTTGTGGATCTCCTCTTGACGCAACGACGAATGCACAGCTATCGGTAAAATGTCTCTTATCCAATGCGTACCTGCAGCCAGTAAGAGGCGTTTGTACTCACTGGGGCGTAGTCGACGATCGCGATCGTTACTACTGCCAATTAGTTTTAGCGAAGACATAACACGCATTGTCGTACGTACACTATTCTCTGGCAGCTGCAGTCCCCACAACGTACGCGCAAAATCAATTGCCTGAGCTAAATAGGTTAGCTCTTGGTTCAAAGTAGATTTACTAATTCCTTTAGGGCCAGCCCGTCGACTACGGCCGTAGTCAAGGATTGTTTCTGGCGTCAGGTCAGATACTGGTACGTGCTCAAACCGCCTGGCTGTAGCTCGTACTGTAGCTAACTTACTTTTACCAAACGTTGTATCACCTTGGTTCGCTTCTTGTATGAAGCGCTCAATGATTGAACCAACAGTAGTAGACCGTAGACCACGGACATCGGTCCACGATCCGTTGTCCATGGCCGCTTCAACCTGCGTCGCCCATGAACGAGCGGCTGCTTTAGTAAAAAATGTTTTGGCTACACGCTCGTAGCCGCGCTTGCGGACGATGGCCTGGTATTGACCGCCGCGTTCCCTGTAAGAAGCCAAGTGTACCCTCCGTGTACCAAAGGCTACATGCTATCTTATAATTAAGCTAAAAAACAACCACTTACAAATATGGCGGAGAGAGAGGGATTTTCTCCGTGAAACCCCTCTTTTTGTACTAAAATCATAGATTTACATCACATACATTAACAACCGTTACAGTCGTGTGTTG